GGCATCAAGTCGGAGCTTCGCGCCTTGGGTGGTGTGGCTCGCATCTCGGGTCCCGTGCCTTGTGGCATAAAGTCCATACGCCGGGTAGCCGTCGCCGGGTCGTACGCCTTATTGGAACGAACGGCACGCATATGCTGCAACGCTGCTCGACGCAACTCGGGCGTTGGGAATTGACGCTCGAAATCCGCGATCATCCGGCTTTGCTCGTCCTCTTCGCTCAGCGGCGGCATCGAGGGCTTGGGTATCGGACCGTAAAGCTTGCGCAGCGCTTCATCTTCGCCCTCGTTTAAGCTGGTCGCGCCCATAGCAGCGTAGACGGGGATGGCTGAACGCGCACCGGCAAAAATCGTGGCCAGATCGGCTGGTTGTGGGTCCAGCGTTTTCGCCAAGTCTTCATACCAGTTAGCCATGTTTCACCTCACTGTGCATAGGGGTTGACCTTCGCTTCCCGTTCGTCGTCCGCGTAGTCGTCGTCGGGAACTGGGTCGAAATTGAGGAAGCCCATGTCGCGCAGCAGTCGCAACGCTTGGGTCGTAGTATCGGTCAAGTCGTCCCGCTCGGAATCGGGGAACGAGCAGATCTGGCTCACCAGCGGTTCGGCCCAGTCGCGTGGTTGGCCCCGGTGGACCGTGGATTCGGGTACGTAAACGCGGCCATGCAAGATGACGTTGGCCACCAAGTGCAAACGCTGCACTTTGTCGGCTCGCCCCGGGTTGTAGGCACGGCACGGCACTTGTGCACGCTGCAAATCCTGCAAAATGCTGATGCCCGACGCCTTGTCCTCGACCAGCACCAAGTCCACCTTTTTGCCCGGGTCGCCGTAGACCGATTTGTACTCTTCGATCACGCGAGGGCGCAGGTCCGGGTAGGCGAGGAAGTCCTCCCAGCAATCGATGAGCATGGCGCAAAGGGGCCGGTCCTCATTTGGGCGAAAGATGCCCCAAGTGCTGCACGCAGTCGGATCGTTGATCGTTTTCTCGGTGTACGCGCAGTCGTACGATTGCAAGATGAACAAGAACTCGGGCAATGCACGATCCGCGTCCCACAGCTTGAACCACTCGCGTTTGACAATGCCGTAGTCCTCGGGGTCGATGACCTCGGCATACAGCTCCTGCCTTCCCAACCGCGTGCCCTCGTACTGCGCCACGATTTCGTCACGAAACGTGGGTGCAAGGTTGTTGAAATTCTCGTGGGTCGTGCCGGTGGTCAGGTAAACACGGTCGTCGTCCATGAGCTTTCGCACGATCGGGATCGGCTTGGGTGTCGTGGTGACGCAGATGCGGGGCTTTTGACCAAGGCGCAGGCCAAACATAAGGTTCGACCACATGGCTTCGACATTGCGGAATTTCGCCAACTCGTCCACCCAGGCCAAATCGTGCTGGGGTCCGCGCAGCGTTTCGGGGTCGTTGTCCGAATAGATCGTGGCAATCGCGCCGTTGGGCCACTCGATCCGGCGTTTCGATGGGACAAACACTGGCTTGCACTTGGGGTGCGAGATGGCCAAAATGCCGGATTCGCCTTCGATCATCACGTCGCGTGCATCGCCAGCGTCTTCGGCAATGAGTGCAACACGGCCAGCGAGACCGTTTTCGACGTGGTAGCGCACGAACTCAGCACCACAACGGGTTTTGCCCCACCCACGGCCAGCGAGGATAAGCCAGATGGTCCAAAGGTCGCCGGGGGGTATGAACTGGTTTGGCCGTGCCCACGTTTGCCAGTCGTAGTACAGCTCGACAGCTTCGATGTTCGACAACTCACCCACGAACTCGCGCAGGTTCGCCGGGTCAACGAGGTTTCGGGCTTTGCTAGCCTTCTGCCTTTGACTTCTGCTCAAGCCGTTGTGCAAGGCGATCACGGAGTCCCTCGATGTTGATGTTTGAGTCAAGCGAGCCAGAAACGTTCATGTTCACATCTTTCGCTCGGAATTTCGCATCGTAGCCCATGAGCGTGAACTGCAGCAGCCCGTCACTGAACCGTTTCACCGTTTCGCCCGTCTTCACGCCTTGGTGCACCAGTGGCTCGTCGTGCCCCATCACCGATCGCCGGTAAGCCTCGGCACGCATCGTGTCGACCATCTCTTCCTGGATCGCTTCCATCAGCGAATCGAAAAGCCGGTGATCTTTGCGCCAGCCCAACAGAGTCGTGCGGTGCACGCCAGCGGTCGTGTAAGCATGGCGCATCGAGAACATCGAGGTCGCTGGACCATCACGGAACTCGGCCAGCACGATCAACATTTTGAGCGCTCGTGTTTCTTCGTGCTTTTGCAAAGCGCCAGTCGCTTCGATCGATGGGTCGTTGCACGTGAGCGAGTAGGACAACAGGCACGACTCGCTGGGCGGAAGTCGCACGCGGTCCCGGCGTATGGCGTCGAGCAAGGCACGGGCGGAGATCCCAGCACGGCGCTCATAGTCCGCAAGGGTTTCGGCACCAACAAGGTCGAGGGTCGTGAGGTCATCGTGGAAAGACATGGGCGGATTAAAGCACAGGCAACGAGGCCACACAAGGGGTCGTTTTGCCGACGAAACGAGTTATAAAAGACGGGTTTCGTTATAACTCCGGGTTATAAGAAATCGTGCGCGTACGTGAGAGAGGAGAAGAGCAGCCCCATGTGGTGGTGCAACAACAGTTGGCGTCTAGAGCGGGTTGTGCTTTGTTCCATTGTTCCACGATGATGGAACAGCCGATGGAACACCCCAACAGGCCGAAAACCCGCGTCCCTCGGGGCTTCGTTAACTTCGGACATTGCTTGTTCCATTGTTCCATCTCGTACCCCCCCACATGCAGAATTCGTTGACACGGCAAAGTCGCTCGCGTGCGTGGAACGCTGGAACAGGTGTTCCTTTTTCGAATGGTGAGGGCGTTCCGTTGATTGTTCCATCTTGGTGGAACGGTGGAACGGGGCTGGGGTTCCACGGTGCTGGTGTTGGACCAGCAAGCCGCATTGCGCGACGTCCCGTTACTTTATCACACCAAGCGCAAGCCGTCAAGTACCTGCTGGCTGGTCGCATTTCGGTTCGAATGCCACACCGCGTGCTGCACCCATTCGGCCCGGGTCCACTTGTCGATCTGGAGTGCCACGTCGCCGCCCCGGAATAGGAACACGTCGCCGGTGGTCGCGAATTCGACGAGCAGTCCGACCTTGCCCCCGCTCGATTGGTGCCGTTCGGCCCAGTACCGCTGGCCGCTGGTCCAGTGCGCAAGCCGGATGGGGGTTTTGGCGCGGAGCGGGTAGTCGGCCACCACTTTCATCTCGACCCACCCGTGCCAGCCGGGGAAGGCCAAGTACAGGTCCGGGGTGTCGCGCTTGACCCGGTTCTCGACGCGTGTCGCGTGGACCGCGTGCCCGATTCGGCGCTGGAGCCAGTCGTAGAGTCGCTGTTCAGGGAGTCTCATGGCTTCGAATACCTCTCGGAGGCCTTCCGTGGGGTCTCCGTTGCGCTCTGAGGTATAGTACCGGTACTACCATAGCCCGGCCCCTTCTGAGGCTCTTCTCGGGGCTTCCGTGAGGTCTGCTCAAGCATTTCGCACCTGTTGCTGATTTGTCTTTTTCGCCATCCAGTCATGTGCGGATTCTAGCACGCAGCGCGTTGGCCAGTCGCATGCTCGCCACCCCGGGGTTGGGCGCACCGGTCAGGATCGTCGGATCGACACCATACTGGGCGCACAGCGCGAGCCGGGATTCGGGCGAGCGGTGAACCGCCAGCAGCTGCGAGACCAGATCTGGCTCCTTGGGGGTCCGTACCGGCTTGGAATGGGTCGGGAAGCCCCGGAGCGGGGTCTCGGAGGCCTTCTGCACACGGGGTTGGGGCGTGGGTACCCGGGCGATCTCGGAGGGCTTCCGAAGGCTTCCCGTTCCACGTGAAACGACGCGGCCAGCAGCGATGGCTGTGCCGTCCGAGAGTCGGTACTTCGTGCCGTTCTTCCGGGCGTACTCGCCCTTGGCCCACCAAGGCAGGTAAAGCGGGTCGTCCGTGCCCCGGGGGTTGTGCTCGGTGAGCACTTGGTCGATGGTGCTGGACTCAAGCATTGCGGCCACCTTTCACGTGCACGAGGGATTCGGCGATCATGTCGTTCCACTTCTCGTCCGCGTCTTCCCCGTAGGCTTCCAGGGCGAATTTTTC